AGTGGATATGTATACGCACCTTATGTGCCGCTACAGACTACTCCCACTATCTTCGGACCCGAGGACTTCGTGCCACGTAAGGGCGTGATGACTCGTTATGCCAAGAAGATGGTTCGACCTGATATGTATGGTCTGGTCATTGTACGAGGTCTCGTTGGTGAGGCAGGCGCAACTAGCTAAAAACTAGTAGCAAAATAAATGTAAAGCCTCCGTCTTTTGACGGGGGCTTTCGTTTATCTGGTACTATTTACAGGTGAACGAATAGTTCACACCACGGTTATCGGGTAGACTTTGAGCTACCCCCTAGTATTGTTGAAATAGACCGATACAGGGACATGATTATAAAAGGAGGGTTTTTAACTATGGGCACAAAAAGAGTGGGCCTCGCGAGAATTGAGGCATTAATGGAGAATTTAAAGAGAGAGATTAACTGGGGAAGCGCCAACCTCGCACCGGCGGGCGTGGCATTGAACACCGGCTGTAGAAAAATTCAGTCCTTTAATGGCACCTTGGCGGGTATCGGTGATGGCACCACCCAATTTGGCGACAATGATGTTCTGGTTGAGTTGGGCGAGTTGGATATTACGGTACCCGATGGTGTGCAAACTCCTACAAAGATTATAATTGACAAAGTGTATTTTAATGTCACAACAGCAGCCGGTCAAACGCTCGTCGGACATTTGTCCTTAAGCGCGACAACGGGCACAGCCGCAAACGCTGCGGTCTCCACCCCCACTGAGATTTTTGGAGCAGGCGCTTCGATGGTCGCTCCTGATGGTTCAGCAGCTACAACCGGTTATACCGAAGCTGATTTGAATTTCAACAGCGCAGCACTGACATTTGCTTCTCCAAACATTGCAGTTGCGACAAGCTTAAAGTACCTATACGCTTGTACTACTACAACCCTTAACGCCGACGCTACAGCCGGCCGCTTTAATGTTGTGGTTGAATATACTGTTCTCTAAGAATATTTGATATATCAAATATCAAACCCCCTTCCAATCGGTTGGGGGTTTTTGTTTTAAAAACGTCGATTTGCCAAAAAATATCGCCGTCAAATTTTTGAGATTTTCGTTTTATAAAAATAATACTATTTATTATATAACAAGGAGTTTCCATGGGAAAGAAAAGAAGACTAAAATCTGCAAAGGCGAAGTTTGGGGCTAAACACTCCAATCACCCTCGTATGCTGCACTTAAATGGCGATGAAGTGCCCGAGGTGGAAGTGGTAATACCCGAACCAGAGCCAGAAGTTGTCTTACAAGAGGAAAAAGTTGAAATAAAGCCAAAACCGTTGCCAAAGCCAAAAACAGTTAAAAAGCCTAGGCGGCCTACAAGAAAAAAGGCCACTAAAAAGACTTCTCAGGCAACAACGTAGTTAAATTTTGTTTTGAAAGTAAAGCCCTCAGTATATCTGGGGGTTTTGTTTTATAAAACACTATTTATTTAATGAATATTTAAGGAATTCTTAACGATGCCAACAAATTTATCTCCTAAGTCCACTGCAAGTGCTGTGATACTAACATCCACAGGGAGCACTGCTTTGGTGGCAGCTGCCGTTCCTTTCGGTGTTTATACTGGTTCGAATGACTTTTTAAGTGGCGCCTCTCTCCAAGTAAGTTATGTATATAAAAAATTGGGAGGGGATGTAATAGATATTGAGCTTACTCCAGCAAATGTTTATGCAGCATATGAAGAAGCTGTTTTAGAGTACTCATATATTTTCAATCTTCATCATGGCAAGAACACGCTTTCTAGTGTTCTTGGCGCTACAACCGGTACGTTTGATCACAAAGGCGATAAGAAAACAGGCCCTAGTGGTGTTAACTTAACATTTCCTAGATATCAATTTACGTATGCTATGAATGTTGGCGATGGTATGGGTCAACGAGCCGGCTTTGGTTCCGTTGGTGGCACAATTCGACAATATTCTGCTTCTTTTAAGCCAGTGGATAATGTACAAGATTATGACATCCAGAATATCATTTCAAGTTCATCAGCTTCTGGGGTTAATGAAGAGGGCGACAGTGTCCCGTATTCTGGAAAAGTTGGATCCAATAGGGTTTACATCAACAAAGTTTTTTATAAGTCTCCACGGGCAATGTGGCGCTTCTATGGGTACTATGGAGGCGTAGGTGTCGTAGGGAATTATTCTACATATGGCCAGTTCGCAGATGATGCAACTTTTGAGATTATTCCAACTTGGCAAAACAAAATGCAGGCTATTATGTATGAAGATTCAATCTATACTAGAACATCTCACTACTCTTATGAACTAATCAATAATAGGATTAGATTATATCCCACTCCTAGTGACTGGTCGTTTAAAGACAACCAGAAGATTTGGGTGAGATTTTATATTAAAACCGACGCTTGGACTGATGATGATAGCTACGAAACTGGCATTAATGGGGTTAATAGTGTTAATACGATGCCTCTTGATAACATACCATATGCCAATATTAACGCTATTGGTAAACAGTGGATTCGAAAGTATGCCCTTGCTTTATGCAAAGAAATGTTGGGGCAAATTAGAGGTAAGTTTACAACAATTCCAATTCCTGGCGAAAGTGTGACATTAAATCATTCTGAATTGTTATCGCAAGCAAAAGAAGAACAAACGTCACTGAGAGATAAATTAATGGAGATTCTCAAAGAGATGGAATACACTGAGCTTGTTAAGCGCGATGTCGAAATTTCGGATGCAGCCACCGCCACATTAAAAAACTCACCATTGCCAATATTTGTAGGATAAATAGATTATGTCTAATGAATGGGAAAGACCAGCACAGCCTCCACCACCGCTTTTTCTTGGCAAGAAAGAGAGGGATCTTGTCAAACAAGTCAATGATGAGCTTATCGAAAAGGTCATTGGACAGCAAATTCTTTATTATGCTATTGACCTACAAAGGACTAATTTTCACGAGTTGTATGGCGAAGCTGTTGAAAAAACTTATTTACCCCCTATTAGAGTTTATGCGTTGGTCGAATGGATGCAGGACGAAACATCTTATTTAGAGGGTGTTGGCGTTGACCGTATTTGGCAAATATCAGTTCATTTTCACAAAAGGAGATTAACTGAAGATCAAAATTTATTTGTGCGCGAAGGAGACTTCGTCTTGTATAATGATCATTATTATGAACTAGTTAAAACAGCCGAACCAAAGCTATTGTTTGGCCAACCCAACCAAGATTTTGAAATTACAGCAACTTGCAAGAGAGCGAGAAAGGGACTATTTGATGCTACCTAATAACTTTGATTTTGCCATGTTGTCACCGGGTGATTATAATTTACGGGAAGTAGGCATATTGGAATCCACTATTGAAACGATAGATTATTCTATAATGTCGTGGCTAAAAGAAGATCTAAAATTGATGGCATTCACTAATGAAGGCTATAAAACGGTACCTGTTTTGTGGCAGGTTCCCGAAAGAGCATTTCAAATCAAACACGATAAAGACCTAAGAGACCTCGCCGGCGCTTTAAAATTTCCTTTAATTTCGGTTGAAAGGACCGGCATTACAAAAGATCCAGCTAGAAAAGGCTCTTTTCAAGCACATTATTACTCAAAGGACAAAAATGGCAGATCTGGTCGTTGGGTTATTGCTAAAAGAATTGTAGAAGATAAAACACGAAATTTCGCGGTGGTGGGAAATACACGTAGAGAAAACTTTACATCAGGAACTGAACAGAGATATTACCCAAGAATTAACAAAAAAGTTGTTATTCAAAGTTTATCTATCCCAATTCCGGTGTATATTAACGTGGACTATAAAATTTCTGTTAAAACAGAATACCAACAACAAATGAATGATTTAATAGCACCTTTTATTGCACGCACCGGCCAGATTAACGCGTTCACAATGCGAAGAAATGGCCATTTATACGAAGCTTTCATCGATCAGGGCTTTACGCACAACAATAATGTTGGCAATTTAGCTGAAGAATCAAGAACGTTTAATTCCGAGATCACAATTAAAGTATTAGGATATCTGATTGGAGAAGGAGAAAACGATGACCGTCCCATTGTCAGAGTAGACGAAAACGTCGTAGAAATAACGTTTCCTTCAGAAAGTATAGTTCCTGACAACAGCGATAACTTTTTTCTTCCTTAAAGAGGCGCCGTTTGGTTTTGAAAATACTATTTAATTGATGATTGCACTATCATTTATGTGATTTTTTAATGAGGAACCCACACCATGTCAGTTAAAAGTTTTAAATTTGTATCTCCGGGGGTGTTTATCAATGAAATTGATAACTCTTTTATCCCAAAATCAGCCCAAGAGATCGGCCCAGTT